CCATCCGTCGCCCCGCGAGGCTCGCCTCAACGATCCGCAGCTTCTCCGCGTCGCTCCAGCGGCGGCGCCGGCCCATCTCGACAATCTCGCGCCGCGAGACCTGAGGTCTGTCCTTATGATCGCCCATACGGACAGATAGCAGCAACGCTCCCGTCCTGAGCAGGCGGCCCCCACCGGAGCGTTACGGTCAGAGCCGGATCGGACCTCGGAAGCTGTCAACCCGCTTTCCGGTTCGAACTCGGTCCCGTCGAACGACAGCGTTCGGTCGTGGTCGATGAAACCGAAGGCCACACCATCGGCCCGGGTGATGCGCCAGCACCAGGCGAGAGTCGTCGTGCCCTCGTCGAGATGGGCCTGCAGCGCGGGGTTCAGGGACTTCATGTGCGGATTTCCACGAGGGGGATCGAGGTGATCGACCCGAGGCGTTCGAGGTCGAGGGTGACGTCGAGGGCGTCTGTGTCGAAGCGGACCGGGACGTCGAATTCGAAGCCCGCGGTGATGGCGACGCCTGCGGCCGGGGCGGTGGTGAAGGTGACGAGGCCGGAGGTCGTGGAAACCGGCCAGCCGGAGGCTTGGGGCGCGCCGTTCAGGGCGATGGTGACCGTCGCGGCGACGGGTTTGGTGATGGTTCGGGTCCAGGACTGCGCGCCGGAGCTGTAGCGCTTGGTGAGCTGGAACTGCGTGGCCGACCCGTTGCCAGTGCCGATGGGCTGGTTGGTCGGGCCGGGCGTCTGGGACGGCAGGCAGGACTTGAAATCGGCCCAGTCCTTGAAGCGGAAACCGTGCAGGCGACCGTTGCGGGTCTCGAAGAAGGCGACGACAGCCGCCAGATCGTCAGCCCGGCGGATGCCATAGGCGACGTCGTACCGGCGGCGCGAATTGGCCCAGCTGGCGTTGCGTTCTTCGGCCCCGCTCGCCAGTTCGACGATCTGCGTGCGGCGTTCGGGGCCGCCGCGCGCCCCGCGGCTGATGTTGTCCGGAAACCGGACCTCGTGAAGCGCCATCACATCCCCCTCCGGCACAGCGACACGGCGCGGGCGATGTCGCTCGCGACCTGCGTGCGGGACTGGCGGAAGCTCTCGGCATCGCGGGCGTTGATCGTGACATTGACGGTGGACGCGCCCGCCTGGCCGTAACCGGCCGCCTCGCGCCGGGAGAGCACCCGTTCGCCGCGCTGCAGGATCGCGGGCACCTCATCGGGGCGCAGCCCGGCCCAGCCGCCGCTGTGCATGCGCGGCGCGCCCGCGAAGGCCAAGGCCGGGACCATGCGTCCGGGGCCAGGGGCACCGACCGTGCCGCCCGTGTGCAGGATGTTGGCGAAGATCCCGCCCGCGCCGCCCAGCGCGCCGGTGAGGGCATTGGCGATGGGGCCGAGGATGAAGCGCCGAGCCGCGAGCTTCGCCAGATCGGCGATCATCGAGGTAACCAGATCCCGGAAATCGAGCTTCCCGGTCTTCACGAAGTCGCCGATAGCATTCTCGGCGCTCTGGAACGCGCCCACCAGCGCGCTGCCTATGTCCCCGCCAATGTCGCGCACCTTGGCGGCGTAGTCGGCAACTGCGGCCGTGACGGCTTGCCAGCCGGTGAGCGCAGTATCTGCGCCTTCGGCTGCAGCCGCCCCAGCGTCACGCGCGGCACCGCCCGCCCCATCGGCGGCGGCGGCCGTGTCGTTCAGCCCGGCCGTGAGAGCATCGGCCGAAGCGGCTGCATCCGCCAGCGCGGTCTCGGCTTCGGTCCCCGTGCCGGTGACTGCATCTTTCAGCGCCTGCCAGCTGGCCAGCGGCCGACCAGCGGCATCGGCGAGCATCCCGGCCGCCTCGCGATAGCCCTCGGCCCGGGCCCGGGCACCGTCGGCCATGGCCCCGAGGCCAAGATCGGGTGGCTCGAGGTAGGTCCGCACCAGCGCGGCCGAGAAGGCATCCGCGGCTGCGGCACCGGCTGCGGTCGCGGCGCCCTCGAAGGGATTGCCGATGCGGCCGAGTTCCACCGGGTCGAGGGTGCCGATCCGCACGCCACCTTCGCCCGTGGCCCATTCCGGCAGCAGCGCGAGGGCCGCGTTCAGGGTCTCGATGAAGCTGTTGATGCGGGTGACGACGCCGTTCAGCATCGCTTCGACGCCCGAGATCAGCCCGTTCGCCGCCTGGAAGGCGAAGTCGCCGATGGCGCCCGGCAGACTGCCCCAGATCGCCACCGCCGCGTCATAGGCCCCCTGGAAAATCGCGGCCGTCCGGTCGCCGAAGCTGACGACGCCCGCGATGGTGCCTTCCAGCGCCGATAGTCCCGCCGCCTTCAGCCCCTCCCATCCGGCCGCCATCCGCGCCAGCGCCGCATCCAGCGACAGACCGATGCGCGACCAGACCTCGCGCGCCAGATCGCCGAGCAGGCGAAACGCCTCGCCCACTCCGCCGACCCGGGCCACCAACTGCGAGAACTGGTAGACCAACTCGCCAGCGCCGACGATCAGCGCCCCGATGCCCGTGCGGATCAGGGCGCCGCGAAGGAAGACCAAGGCGGTGGCGAGGCCGCGCACCGACAGGGCGGCAGCGGCAAGCCCCGCGACCCAGCGCCCAGCCATGACAGCAGCGAAGGTGGCCACATAGGACGCCAGACGCCCGAGATTGCCGATCAGCGTGTCGATGGCCGAGCGCAGGATCCCGCCATCGGAGGCGAGCGCGACGAACGCATTGGCCAGCGCCTCGATGGTCGGGGCGACGGCCACGGCGATGCGGTTGCGCAGGCCATCGAAGACCAGCGAGACCGTGCCCAGCGCGAGCTGCGTGCGCCGCAGAGCCTCCAGCGCATCGCTGTCCAGAACCGCGCCAAGGTTCGAGGCCTGGTCGCCCAGCCGCGCCATCTCGGCCCCACCGTTGCGCAGAAGCGGCAGGAGGCGGGTGGCGTCCGAGGCCAGTGCCTCGAGATAGAAGGTCATCTCCTGCTGACTGAGACCGGCGCGTTCCAGCGTGTCGACATAGAGCTGCAGGGCTTCCGGCCCCGAAAGGCGGGCGAACTGGTCGGCGGTGACGCCCACACGCGGGGCGACATTCTCGAAGAAGTCCGCCATCGGCCCGCCGCCAGTTTGCAGAAAGTCCCCGACCCGGTCGTTCACGTCCTTCAGGATGTCCGCCAACTTCTCCTGCTCGATCCCGACCGTCCGTGCGCCAGCGGACCAGCGCTGCAGCGCCTCGGGCGTCGCATTGGCAACCTGCGCGAACTGCCGGATTTGCGCGGCGCTCTCGGCGGTGGAGCGGACGATCAGCCCGAGCGAGGCCGTGGCGGCGGTAGCGGCGGCCCCGAGGGCGAGACCGGCCCGGCGTGCGAAAGCGGCCAGCCGCGTGTTGGCCAGTTCCATCTCGCGCGACAGACGGCCGAAGCCGCGCGCTCCGGCCTCGCCCACCCCTTCCAGTTCGGCGCGCACGCGGCGTCCGCCCTCCGCGACGAGGCGGACGGAGACCTTCTTCTCAGCCATTCCGGCGTCCTTCCGTCTGCTCGTTGAGCTTGCGCACCATCACCGCCTCGATCTCGGGCAGCAGTTCGGCGGTGATCAGGGGGTTGATGCCCAGCGCCTGCGCCAGTGAAAGCGCCGCGCCCATGTCCCTTCCGATGACGGCACCCGGCGCGACGCGCAGCTGGCCGCCAAGGCGCTGTGTCAGGTCCCAGACCTGCCAGCCCTCGACCGTCAGCGGCCGGTTCAGTCTTGCGGGGCAGTCGGGGCAGATGCCCCCGGGGCCCTCGGAGGGTGCGCAGGCCGCGCAGTAGCCGTCGCCCCCGCCGAAAGACCAGTCGGCGAGGGCGCGGAGGCTTTTCTTCCGCGTCCAGCATCAGGCCTCGAGCGACATATTGCGCCTGGAAGGCCTCGAACACCGGCCAGATTTCCAGCAGGGCGTCGATCCCGGCCGGGCTGACGTGCACGAGGTTGCCGTCATTGTCCCCGACGCCTTCCCATTCCAAGACCGCGCGGCGCGCGACGGCCTTGGCCATCGCGAGGGCCATGTCCTCCTGGCTGGAGGTTTCCGACAGGCCCTCGATGGCCGGATCGGCGCGGGCCGAGACCATCAGCGCGGTGGTGAGGGGCGCCACCAGGACGCGCAGGCCGGGCAGCAGGTCCAGCCATTCGGGCCGGTTCGACAGGTTCAGACGGATCATGGTCAGTATCCCGTGACGGTGTTGACGAGGACTGCGGTGCAGATGCGGGCGGGGCTGGTGGCCTTGGCGGCCTGCCAGTCGAAGGTGGCCTGGATGCCCTGGGGTCCGGGGATCTCGATCCGCGGGACCGGCAGGTAGACGGCATGGGACGTGAAGGTGAAGCTGGCGTTCGCCCCGAGGCTGTAGGCGAACTCGAGCTCGCAGGGCGTGCCGTCGATGGCTTGGGTGACGAGGGCGCTATCGGCGAAGCGCACCTCGATCCGCCCTGTCAGCGCGGCCATGCCGGGATCGGCACCCTCGATCTTGCCGTCGTTGCGGATGGTCTCGATCCGGTCGAGGCCGTTGGCATAGGTGATCTCGGCCGAGACGACATTGCCCAGTGCCGTGCCGTTCCGCTTCACCACCCCGTTGAAATGGCCGAAGCGCTGCAGGCCCAGCGCGGTGGGGGTCCCTGCGGCGGTGGCGGCGGCGATGGTCTCACCCTGTGCGATCAGCCGGGCTGTGGCGGTCAGCAGGCCCGAACGGTTCATCTGCCAGCTGAACTGATCCATCACGCAGCCCGCATACATCGCAAACCGCGGCACCTCGGGCATGGCGACTTCGATGGCCATGCTTGGCAGCGTCCAGTTCCCCGACTGGAAGGCGTGGGTTTTGGGTGTGGTGCCGGTCGTTGTGGGGGAACCGAAGGCGGCCTTCAGCCAGAAGCCGAACGCCTCCACATCGATCGGCGCCACCACCTCGCCATCGGCGGTGACCGCGTCCTTGATCGGGGCCAGCGGGTCGCGCCCCTGGCCCAGAAGCTCCGAGGCGATCAGCGGCTGTTCGGAGCCGAGCGTGGTGCTGGCAAAGGGCATCAGCCGATAGCCGCTGGCGGGCGGGGTGCCGTAGACGGTTTCGAACGCAAGCGCCATCTGCGCCCGCGCGCCGTGAGCGCGTGCCATGGGGGTCTCCTATGAGGGGGAATTCAGGCCAGGGGGCCTGTCGTGGTGTAATGCAGGACGACGGTGATCACCGCCGCCTTCAGGGCCGCAGCGCCCTCGATAGGCAGATCGACCGAGGCTGGGGCCTCGGGTTCGACCCAGTCGCAAAGTCCGCCCAGTGTGAGGTCGGCCTCCAGCGCTGCGCCGATGGCGGAGATCAGGTCATCGAAAGCGCTGGCCCGACCGGTGCCTGCCTGGACGACGACCTCCAGCTCAGCCCGGTGCTGGTAGTGGTAGCGCAGGGGCGACAGCGTCACCTCGGGTTCTCCCGGTTCGCCATCGCGCAGGATGATCAGCCCCGCCGCGGGGATCCGCTCCTGCAGGACCTCGTCACGCAGGGTTAGGGCGGCAAGCGGCTGCAGCCGCGCGTGAAGAGCGGCGAGGACAGTTTCGCGGGTGGCTGGCATTTTTCTTTAGCTGGCGGACTGTGACGTGATTGGAGGCCAGACCTGTGCAGGTCTTTCTTTATGAAGGCGTGAGCGGCTATGCTTTGCCCTTAGGTTGATCAGTGGAGCACAGGCATGGGCGCAGCCAGGACAATTCGCCAAGGCAATCTCGGCAAGCGGGCGCTGAGGCTGGCGGAGAAAGACGGCAAATTCTATGGGCTTGCCGACGGCAAGGTTTGCGTGGAAGGCACCGATGCGGATCGCGTCTGGCAGCAACTGCACGACGAAGCTGGCAAGTCTGATCCGAAGTATTTCGGCTACTCGGGCGCTCGAAGCCGCTTCCTGAAGTTTTTTCCGAACGGTTTTCATTCAGAGGGCTATGCCGCCCAGGAGCGGGACTACAAGCTGGCCGCAAAGAACAAGCTGGATGCGACTGCGCCCCTTGAAATGGCGATAACCGGTTCAGGATATGGCGAAGCGATCTTGTCGGTTTATCGTGCGACAAACATGCTTTCACCGTTTGAAAAGACGCGGTTGCAGGACGTATTCCGAGGCCCGAGTTCCGATGCCGTCATTCGGGCGGCTGCCGAGTTTACCGAGAGTGCGGACAAGAATAGCTTTGGCCGACTGGAAGCGGCCCTCAAGCCCCATGATTGCGCCAAGTGGACGGTTGTGACCTATCTGCCGTACCTCTGGCGCCCCGATCGACATATGTTTCTCAAGCCCGAGGTCACAAAGGACTTTGCTGCACGAGTGGGCCATCCCTTCGCGTCCAACTACGAGGCGCGCCTGAACATTGATGTCTATGTCAGCCTGCTGGACCTTGTGGAGCGAACGAGCCGCGAACTTTCTGACCTGCTGCCACGAGACCGTATCGACATCCAGAGTTTCATTTGGGTGGTTGGAGACTATCAAGAAGATCGCGACGGCACCTACACCTGACGCCACCCCGCCACGATCTGCCCCGGCACGCCATCAATGGCCCGCTCTGCATCCCGTGCCAGGTCCAGCCGCTTGCACAGCTTGACCTGCGGCACCAGCAGGAAGATCGGTACGGTGGTCAGCCCGCGGCCGGTTTTGGCTCTTGATGCAACCGCGCGCCCTTTGCTGTTCACCCGCCCCTCGGCCACCAGCAGGCTCGGCCCCCTGCGGCGATAGACGAAGCGCAGGCGCAACCCGGTGCGGCGTTCCCATTCGCCGGGGGTGATGCGTCCGCCGCGGGTGGATTTGCCTGCGGCCGGGGTGGGGATCGCCAGCCAGAACCCGTTGCGCGACCGGATCAGTGGTCCCGTGTCATGCGCGCCGACGATGACCGAGGCGTTCGACCAGACCAGCGCCGCGGCGTTCAGGCTCTCGCCGCCCTTGGGATAAGTGGCCAGCCGGATCGAGTTGCCAAGCCGCGTGCCCAGCCCCGCGCCGGTGATCTGGCCGCGCCAGGCGGATTTCAGTCCCGCGCCCGCCTCTCGCATGGCGGTGGTGACAGCCTTCTCTCCCGCGGCAATTTCCGCCTGCATCAGGGCGGCGAGGTCGGGGCTGATTTCCAACTTCAGCTTCATGCCGGCCTCAGATCGAGTGTCCAGATCAGCCGCTCGCGATCCCGCAGCGGTTCCCCCTGGATCACATGGCTGTCCGCGCCGATGACGATCACGTCGCCGGGGCGCGGGGCGGGCAAGTCGGCCACGCGCACATCGACCACCGACGTGTCGCTGACGAAGCGCCCCGCCCCGAAGTCGATAACGCGATCCGGGGCACGGCGGATGATCCGGATCGGGCGTTCCTCGGACGTCGTGGCCGAGATCCAGAGGGCCGGGGCCGCCATGGACGCATGGGTGAAGATGCGGTCCATGGCGGTGGCGAAGACGGACATGGGCGGTGTCCGTCAGTTCGATGTGTGCAGTCGGACGGCGAGCCGCGGCCGCTTGTTCACCGGCAGGATCGAGGCCGGTCATCACGTCGATCCAGCGGCCCTTCTCGTCGAGATGCTGGCGGGCGTAGAGCGGCAGGCCGATGGTGTTGGCGGTTTCCAAGAGGTTCGCCGGGCCGCCGTAGGTGGTGAAGGTGTCCATCGTGCCCAAGGGGAAGGCGAGCCCTTCGTTCGCCGGGACCAGCCGTTCGGTTGCCTTGGTCGAGAGGGTCACTGTCCCTGCGTATTCCTCGAAGAGGATGCCGCCGAAGGGAAAGTTGCGCCGCACATCCTCGCGCAGCGGCTGGGCGCCGGTCGAGGCGTAGAACTTGTACGCCTCTTCGACCTTCGGATGCGCGATCAGCTTGTCGAAGAACTCGCGGCTGACGAGGGCATGGACGGAGGTCATCGCCTCGCCGAGGAGGTTGTCCTCGATGGCGCGCAGCACCTCTCGGACCTTGCCCTGCACGTTCGTTCCGGCCGTGCCGAGCACGAAGTCGACGGAGATCTGCGCCAGGCCGAATTCGGTGAAGTAGTTGTAGAGGGTGGCCCCGGCCCCGTCCTTCACGATGCCGCGCAGCGCGTTCATCTCCATGTATTCCCGCGTCTGTGCATGCTTGCGGCGCATAAGCAGCAGCTTGCGGTTCATCACCTCGACCAACGGATCGGCCGCGTCGAAGGCGCCGCCCAGCGCGGGCTGCCCCTGGATATCGGCGGGCAAAACGACATCATCATGCGGGATCCACGGCAGCGCGAAGCTGCGCATGGACCGCCCCTCCCGCGTGCCAACGGTCGCGGGGCCGCCGAGGGGCACGGAGGGCAGAAGGCTCAGGACACCTTCGTATTGCTCGATGATGACCGACCGCTGGCTGACGCCTTCGAAGCGGAAGAGGCCGATCTGGGCGAGGCGGGTGTAGAGGTTGGGCAGGATGTTGATGGCCTGCGTCATCTCGGCCAGCGAATAGCTGCCAGCGTCGAAGGGATTGCGGACGAGGGTCATTGTGGGGCTCCGGGGAATGAGGGGAGGGGCGACGTCGGGTGGCCGGTTGAGCCGAGCGTCAGACGCCGTCGCGGGCGATGATGCCTGCGGCGGCCAGTTGGCCGATCTTGGTGGTGATCTTGGCCCCGTCATCGACAGTGGCGTCGTAGGCGAGGGCGGCACGCGAGACGATGACCGGGCCGCGGGCGACGGCGATGCCGGTGGCGTCGGCCAGCGTCGCATCGACGGCATAGAGCAGGACAGCCGAGGCGGTTTGAGCGCCATCAGTGCCGCCGCTGGTCGCGAGCTTGTACTTGCCGCTAGCCGTGATGCGGCCGAGGACGGCGCCCACCGGGTAGGGCATACCTGCGAGCAGTGTCACCACCTCGCGGGTGTAGTTCGGGTTGACCTCATATTTGAGGACATCGCCCATGCTGGGCGGTTCCGTCAGGACGGGCATGGTTCAGTCTCCAGGGTGTTAGGGGATGGTGATGCGCCGGGATTAGCGCGAGGCGGCGGCGGATTTCTTGGCGGCCGCCACGATGGGGCTTTCCTTCGCGCCCGCCGCCGGGGCGGTGGCGATGATGCCTGCGGCATCGCTGCGGGCGGCGAGATCGGCGAGAACCTTGGCGCGCAGCGCTTCCGGCTTCACACCCTTGGCGACGGCATCGGCGGCATCGATCTGGACGCCGAGGCGCGCGGCTTGGGCGCAGACCTGCGCGACCTCGGCCGCCTCGGCGCGGATGGCTTCGGGCGAGATCGCGGCCGCTGCCGTCTGCGGCGGTGCGACTGCCGCGGGCGCGGCCGGTTCCGGCGGGGGGCTGGCAGCAGGCGCGGGCACAGGCTGCGCATGGTCTTCGGGGGCGGTGGTCATCATCGGGCCCTTTCCTTTGGGGGTGGATGTGAGGGTGGATGTGCCGCGGGGTGCGGCGGCGAATGCACGGAAGGCGGTAACTGGATCGGCCACCTCATCGGCGAGACCGGCGAAGACCGCCGCCTCGCCGCGGAACACGGTGGCCTCGGTGCCCAGTGCCTGAAGCGTGTCGAGGCGGCGGCCACGACCCTCGGCGACGGTTTCGGCGAAGAGCTGGCGCAGGTCTTCCAGCTCGCCCGCGATCCGGGCGCGGACAGCCTCGGGCAGGGGCTGATAGGGGTTCGCATCGACCTTGCGAGCGCCTGCATGGATCAGCGTGACGGCGATGCCCTTCTGGTCAAGTGCCCCGCTCATGTCGCTGTGCATGGCCACAACGCCGATGCTGCCGACAGCGCCGGTGCGGGGCAGGATGATCCGGTCGGCCTGGGACGCCAGCGCATAGGCGGCCGAGAGGGCGTGATCGGCAACGAAGGCGTGGACCGGCTTCTGTTCCCGGGCGGTCCGGATGCGATCCGCCAAGTCGAAGGCCCCTGCGACCTCACCACCGAATCTGTCGATATCGAGCGCAATGCCGCGGATCGCAGGATCGGCCAGCGCCGCCTGAAGCTGCGCGGCGATCCCCTCGTAGGAGGTCAGGCCGGAGGATTGCCCGATCCAGGCGCCGCGATGCACTAACGTGCCCGCGATCTCGATGATCGCGATCCCCTCGACCACTGCGAAGGGCTGGCTCCCGTTGCGCGCCTGGCGGCGGGTTAGGTCGTCGCCGAACAACGTCGCCCGGGCGGGCAGGGTGGCGCTGGCTTGGTCCTTTGCCGTGACCTCCAGCCCCTCGACGCTGATATCCCGCCCCGTGATCCGGGGCCCTAGCCCGGTCAGGAAGGCCAGCGCCTTGGCCGGATCGACCATCAGCGGTGTGTTAGAGACGCGCTGGGCGATCTGGGTGTGGTGCATCATCCTTCCTCCGCGGGCCGGGGTTCCCGGTCCTCGCCGTCGTTATCCGCGTCGGTTTCTTCCTGCTGATCCTGCCGCTGGCCCTCGGCATCACCCTGCCCAGCGCGGCCGCCCGCCGCCTGCGCTGGCGATCCCGGCCGCCGGAAGTCGAGGCCCAGCGCGGCCTCGCGTTTGCGTTCTGCCGCGATCTCGCGGTCGACCTGCTCTGCGTCGTAGCCGCGTTCGGCGATGGCTTGCGTGCGGGATTTCAGGCCTGCCTCGATCTGCAGGATCTCGGCCGCGGCATCCTTGGCCGGGTCGATCCAGTCCCATTTCGTGGGTAGCCAGTCGCAGGCAAGGTATGCGCGCCGGTCGGTAGCATAGCCCGGCAGATCGATGGCGCTCGCCAGCACCGCCATGTCCATCCAGCGCGTCCAGACCGCCCGGCAGAGCTGATAGACCATGACCGAATGCTGGAAGGCCGAGATGCGGCGGCGGAAGTCGACGAGCGCGATCCTGGTGTTCGAGAAGTTGCCCTTCGCGGTGTCGCCGGTCAGATAGCCATAGGGTACGCCCAGCGCCGCGCCGATCTGCAACAGCGTGCGGTACTGGAAAAGTTCATAGGTACTGCCTGAGTCCGGGGTGGATGGCGTGGTCACGTCTTCACCAGGATCGAGCCGCACCACCTGGCCCGGTTCCACCTCCAGATCGTCCTCGGCCGGATCGAGGGCAGTTTCCGGGGCGGGCGACGTGATGAACATCGCGAACATCGCCGCTGTCTTTTTCCGCTCGAGTTCGGCGTCGTCATAGAGATCGAGGGTGAAGAGCTTCACCACCGCCGCGGCAAGACGTGAGACGCCGCGCAGCTGTCCCGCCTCGACCGGGTCGAGGATATGGATCACCTCGGACGCGGGTACGCGCACCGTTTCCCCGGCCAGCCCCGGATCGGTACTGTCCCCCGGATGGCGACGCAGGAAGTGGTAGGCCACCCGTCGCCCGATCCCGTCGAACTCGATGCCTTGACGGATCGACCCCGCGCCGGGCAGGGCGCGGGTCAGGTCCTGGGGCAGCATTTCCGAGGGCAGCATCTGCAGCTGCATCGGCACGGTCAGCCCATCTTCGGGGCGCCGGTTTCGGATGCGCAGGAAGACCTCACCCGCCAGAAACACCTCGCGGGCCGCCCGACGCTGCAGGCCGAAGAAGTCGGTCAGTCCTTCGGCATCGGCCTCGTCAGTCCAGGCGAGCCAGAGCTTCTGCAATTCCTCCTTTTTGCCGGGATCGGTGATTTTCGACGAAGGCTTGATGCCGTCGCCGACGACATGGTTCGCGAAGGCATCGACGGCGTTTGCCGCATAGCCGTTGTTCCGGACCAGCCAGCGCGCCCGGGCGGTGATGGTTTCACCCGAGGCGGCGATCAGCGTGTTCACATGGGCGCGGGTGGCGCGAAACCCGCGCATGCGCCGATGGGATTGCGCCGCGTCGAACCCGCCGATGATGCTGCCAAGGCGCTGACGGAAGGCGTCGAGCACCATGGTCACAGACCCTTCGTCGCGACCGTGCCCCAGCGTCGACGACGGGGTGTGGCCGAGGCGGTAGCAATCCGGCCTTCCAGATCCCTGATCGCTGTCGCCAGTTCGGCATCCGAGCCATATGTCACGGTTTTTCCGTCATAGCTGACGCTGCGCAGCCCGGCGAAGCGGGCTTCCTGCAGCGCGGTCAGCAGGGCCTGCATGCGTTCCAGGTCCATCAGTCCCTCATGAAGTTCGGGGTATACGCCCGCCGTTTCCGGCGCCGCGTGGTCAGGGTTCCGGCCTTGGGCTGGGCCGGGTCGGGTGGTGCGACGTCAGTCGGGACGGCTGCTGGCATGCGCGGGCAGTCGGGCGAGGTTGTTGGCAGCCATCGTCAGGATGAAGCGGGAACGCACCCGTTCGACGCCCCGATAGACGGTCTGTGCCATCCCGCCGACGGTTTTTGCCCAGCCGAAAGCTTCTTCGATCCGTTTGCGGTGTTTGATCGACAGGGCGTAGCCCTCATGCCGCGTCGTGCGGCCGTCGATCGCTGAATATCGCGATTTCTGTGCGACATGCGGCGTGACGCAGGCTTGCCGCAGGTCGGCGACGAACTCGGCTGCGTCGAAGCCCTTATCGGCACCCAACGTCAACTGGCGGGTCGAACCGGGGGAATGGAGATGGATCATGTCCAGCGCGGCGCGCCGTTCGGCATGGCCGTCTGCCTGCGTCAGGTCGCCCTGCACGATCAGGCCGTTGCGGTTTTCCATCAGGGCGTGACCCATGAAGTAGAGCATGGCACCCGTGCCTGGCGACTTCTTGTAGAGCCGGGCATCGGGGTCTGTGGTCGAGGCATGGGTGGCATTGGACCGCTTCTCGCCCCGGAAGTCGACTTCTGCATTGCGGCTCCGGCGGGTGGGACGCGACATCGGGTCGGTCTCGGTCATCTGGGGTTGATCCTTGGCGGGGCTGTCAGGTCCGGGCGGGCTGCCGGGGTCGTCATCGGGCGGGGTATCGTCAGCCTTCGGCTGGAAGCTCTTCATCGAGGCCCAGGCCTTGACCAGCGTGCCATCGACCGAGAAGTGGTCGTCCGACAATAGCGGCGCGACCTCGCGATGGGCCAGGATCGCCGCCATCACCTTGCGCGACATCTCCGTGGTCAGCAGCCGGTTGCGGTTCTTGGTGAAGACGGTCGGCACCCACACGGCGTCGTCAATCCCGAGGCCGACGAACCAGCGGAACAAGAGGTTATACTGCATCTGTTCCATCAACTGACGCTCTGAGCGAACCGAAAACAGGATCTGGATCAGGCTCGCCCGGATCAACCGCTCCGGCGCAATCGAAGGCCGACCGAAATCGGTGTAGAGCGCCTCGAACTCGGCATCCAGGCTGGCCAGCGCCTCGTTCACCACCTGCCTGATCTTGCGCAACGGATGCCGCGCGGGGATGCGCTCCTCCAGATCGACATAGCTGAACAGCGACCCGCTCGTCTCGTCCATCCCGCGCATCATAACCCCCGCCAGCATCGTGCCGAGGGTGAATCATGTTCTCAATCCTCTGTCGAGGCAGGACTATTTCAGC